ATCCCGAGTACCTATTCGCCGGCGCCGGCGCTAACGCCAGCGGCGAGGCGCTACGGTATCTGGGCACGGCGTATGTCAATAAGTACAACTCGCCGCGCCGCGCCCTGTATGACGCGATCGCCCGCGCTACCGAGATGGCCGCTATGCTCGACCTTGATCGCCCGTTCGAGGATCTCGGCTTGTACGAGGTGACGGGCGATCCGCTGCTACCGACCGACGTCGCCGGGCGCGCGGCGCTCGTGTTTCAGGCTGCTAGCTACCTGAAGCCGATCGACGTCGCTCGCGAGCTCCAGGCGATCGGGCTCGGGATCCCCGCCGGCGCGGATCCGGGCGAGTACGTCGCCGAGCGCGCCGCCCTCGCCTCGCCGGCGCCCGACGCCCTCGCCGAGATCGCCGAGGAGGCCCTCGGCGCGGTCGACGCGGATCCCGCCGAGATGCGCGTCGCCCTCCGAGAGATCGCCGCCCTCGCCGGCGCCGCCGATCTCCCCGAGCTACCCGACGACGACGACCCGACGCAGGAGGTCTGATCGTGCCGACGTACCGCCCGCCCGCCGCCGTCGCCGAGGCCGCGCGCCGCGCCCTCGAGTTGCGCGCGTCGCTCCCTCCGAGCCGCCGAGGGATGACTCCAACGGGGATCCGGCGGGCCACACAACTCGCCAACCGTCAGCCCGTATCGGTCGAGACGTTGCGCCGTATGGTGTCCTTTTTCGCCCGACACGAGATCGACAAGAGCGGCAAGGGTTGGGGCGTTGACTCGAAGGGCTATCAAGCTTGGTTAGGTTGGGGCGGCGACCCGGGCCGGGCGTGGGCGCGCAGGATCCTGCGCCGTCAAGGATCCTGAATTGTTGCAGCGTCAAGAGGATCGCGGTAGGCTCTCCCCGATCCATCCTCTACAGGATCCGAGATGAGCGACGACCCGACCCAGCCCGCCGCCGAGCCTGCCACGGATCCCGCGCCGGCGCCCGAGGCCGCGCCGACCTGGAGCCCGCCCTCTCGCGAGGAGTGGGAAGCGGCGGTCGCCGCCTCTAAGCGGGTCGCCGAACTCGAGGCCGCCGCGACCGCCGCCGCCGACGCCGCCCGCGTCAAGAATGGCGAGGCCGCGACGCTACTCGAGGAGCGCACCGCCGAGCTCGCCGCCGCTCGCGCCGAGATCGACGGCTACCGCGCCGCCGAGGAGAAGCGAATCAAGGCGCTCTCCGACCGTAACAAGGCGCGGGTCGAGGCGATCCCCGATAGCCTGCGCGGGCTCGTGCCGACCGGCTACGATGCGCCCGCCCTCGCCGAGTGGCTCGACTCTAACGCCGACGCGCTCCAGGTCGCCGGCGCTCGCCCGGGCGGCACCGGGCCGCGCGGCGGGTCTGTCGATTACCCGGCGGCTATGGTCGCCGAGGCCCGTCACCACGGGTACACAACTCCCGAGCAGCTCGCCCGCTACCACGCGGGGCCGTGGCAGCGATCCACCAACCCCCACAGAAACACAGAGGCATAGGCTATGGCCGTCAATCGCTTCGAGTATCGCCAGACCGCCGGCGCCGCGCGTCAGCCCGTGCGAGTGCTCCTCGACTCCACTACCGCCGATCTCGAGGTCGGCACCGCCGTCACCACGTCCGGCGCCACCGCCGGCTACTACAAAGAGGTCGACGCCAGCGGCGAGCCCGTCGCCGGGATCACGATGGAGCGCGTCGCGAGCCCGAGCGCCGACGGCGGCGCGTCGGTGCTCATCGACGTCAGCGACCAGAGCGTCTACGAGGTGCCGCCCGACGCCGGGTCGGTCACCGAGGCGATCCGGGGTAAGACCTGCGACGTCGGCGCCGACGGTCAGTCGATCGACATCGACGCCAGCGCCGACGATTCGATCTACATCACCGACGTCGACACGGTGACCAACACCGCCCGCGTCCAGATCCGCACCCTCGCCGCCGCCTCTGGCGTCGCGTAAGGAGTCTAAATGGCCTCTGTGAACCCTTCCCAGATCATCGAGCTGCTCGAGAACGCCGGCGGTCTGACCGCTATGCTCGAGAGCTATGAGAGCGCCGCCGCCGCGCCGGTCTGGTCGTCTCTGGTCGGCGCCTCCAACATCATCGCCCCCGACTCCGACGCCCTCGATATCCCGTTCGTCGGGCACAAGTCCGCCGTCTTTGGTGGCATGGAGGGCCCGGTCCAGGTCGAGCCCGGCGAGGCGCTCCCCAAGACCACGATCGAGCGCGCCTATCAGTATCAGATGAAGATCTTCCGTGTCCGGCGCGGGATCGCGGTGCCTCTCCAGGCCATGAGCAGCGCCCGAGGCCGGCAGGTCTTTGGGAACGACTTTCGCAGCTTCGCCGCTCGGATGGGCACCTATTCGGCTCTCTACAAAGAGAGGTACATCGCCGGGATGTTCCAGAAGGGCACCCTCACCGCCGGATCCGCCGGCTACTTCCAGAACAGCTACCACAACAACGCCGCGACCGACGGTCTGATCTACGACGGTCTCCCCTGGTTCGACGGCGCGCACCCGCTCGGCGCGCGGCTCGGCTCGGCGACCACCAAGTCCAACATCGACACCGCCGGCGCCCTGACCAGCGCGGGCCTCGGCTCGGCGCTGGACGCTATGATGCTCACGAACGCGGTCGACGATCGCGAGGATGAGATCGTCATCGCGCCGAACGTGCTCCTCACTCCGATGGGATCGCAGTATCGGATCGCGCAGAAGCTGCTCGAGTCGAACCTCGACCCCGATTCGGCCAACAACGCGATCAACCCGTTCGCCGGCGCCCTCAACCCGCTCGGCTGGCGGTTCCTGAGCGACTCGGCGAGCTCCTCGGCGTTCTGGCTCACTACCCTCGGCGACTGCGGGATCACCGTGGTCGACTCCGGCACTCCGACGCTGGACGTCTGGTATGACCAGGAGACCGAGTCGTTCATGGCTGGCGTGGGCTTCTGGTGGGGGGCTGCGGTCTCCGACTGGCGCAAGGCCTACTGCGCCGGCAAGGCCGACAGCTAAGGGATCCTAAGAAGTGGCCTTCACCTATGACCTAACGACGACACGGGGCAAGGTTCGCCTTGCCCTCGCCGATACGGTCGAGGCAGAGGCCGTCTTCACCGATGCCGAGATCGACTATCTGATCTCCGAGGGCGGCACTGTCAACGGCGCCGCCCTCGCCGGACTCCGGATCCTGTTAGTCGACCGCGCCCGACGCGAGCGCCGATTCGCGGCGCAAGGCCTGACCCTCGACACTAAGGGTCAGGTCGCCGCGATCCGCGCCGCGATCTCCGAGCTCGGCGGGATCCCTACCGCCACAACGATCCAGCCCTCGGCGCTCCCGAGCGATGAGGGCTACACCGAGATCTATACCCCGCCCCAATAGGAGCCCCTAATGGCCATTAACGACGCTTGGGCCGTTCAGTCCGTCGCCGGATCCGAACTCGCCGCGCTCGATTCGAGCGGTAACCTCGACCTCAGCGGCACGATCTCGGCGAGCAATGTCAGCGCCGGCGGTCACAACACCGAGACCCTCACCGGCAACAAGACCCTCACCGGCGCCGATGCCACGTTCCAGCTCCTCGATCCGGGCGGCGCCGGGCGCAACGTCACGCTCCCCGCCGAGGTCGCCTCGGCGGGCCGTTCGTTCAGGATCCTCAACCGCGCCGACGCCGCCGAGGATCTGACCGTCAAGGACGACGCCGCCTCAACGATCGTCACGATCTCGCAGAATGAAGCGGCGTGGGTTGTGTGCGACGGCACTTCCTGGGCTCACGCTGGGATCGAGTCGATCGCGCTCTCGTAATGAACAGCCCCGGGATCAGTTTCACGAACGCCGCCGAGGCCGCTTCGATGCGCGCCGATCTGCGGGGCATGATCCGCGCCGGCGCGGTCGCGGTCTCGTGCGTGGTCTCGACCGCGACCGCCGCCGCCGAGACCGCCGGCGGCACGATCGCCGAGACGCTGATCTCCGACACGCTCTCGGGCTATCTGACCGATGAGACGCGCGCCGGCGCGGATCCCTACGATACCGCCGAGGAGCGGTCGCGGATCCTGTATCTGGACGCCAGCGACCTCACGAGCGGACACAGCCCGAGCACCGCCTCGACCGTCTCGATCGCCGGGGTCGTCTATCAGGTCACCGAGGCCGCGCTCGACCCTCTCGGGGCATCGTGGGCGCTCTCGCTGCGGGTTGGGGCGTGACTCGTGCCGATCTCGCCTACCGACCGAACCTCGAATGTGATCGAGACCGTGCGAGCCTACCTCGCGACACTCACGATCCCGGGCTCGCCGACGATCACCCGCCTTGACGGGGCGCGCCCGGTTCGATCCGTCACCTCGCCGCGCCTGGAGTGGCAGGTCGAGCGGCTCGAGTCGGCGCCGCTCGGCACCGCGCCGAACGGATCCCGCGCGCTCGCCTCCGAGGCGCTGCTAACGATCGATCTCCGCTGGCCCGCCGCCGGCGACGGCGACGACGCGACCGAGATCGTTAAGGCCGCTGAGGAGATCGCCTACTCGTTCCGGCTCTGGTCGGCTTGGCTCCTCGACTACGGAACCGGAAACACGACCGCCCGCCTCACCACGCTCGGCGAGCCCGAGCCGGCGACCCTCGAGCCCGTGCGAGACCAGCCCCGTCGCCGGATCCGCGTGCGCCTTCATTGGCTCTCGGCGTCGGATCGATAATGGCCCGCCTTGGAGTCACCCTTGAGACCACGTTCGACGCGCGCCGGATGCGCGGCGACGTCGCCGACGATCTCGAGGGCGGGCTCGTGCGCCTCGCCGACGCGATCGAGGAGGACACGCGCCGGCGCTGGTCTGGTTGGGAGGCCGGCACGGGCCGATCCCAGCGCGCATGGGAAGCGGTCGCCGTGCTCTCGCCCGGCGCGACGCGCGGCGACGTGCTCCTCGCCAATGACGCGAGAGACGATCGCGGGCGCCCTTATGCGGGATACGTTCACCGCGCCGGCTCTCGGATCCGAGAGGTCGAGCGCGTGCGCGCCCGCCTCGCCGCCCTCGCCGCCGTTCAGGCTGATACAATCGGCGAGGAGCTCGCCGAGACCCTCAACACGCCCGGGCCCTCTCGGGATAGGAGATAGACCGTGGCCGAATCCTCGCAGGTAAAAACCGCCGGGCATGGGAGCGTTCAGATCTTGGACGCGTCGACGCCGACCCCCAAAAGCTACACCCTGAGCTATGAGGAGGGCGATCTCTCGATCACCGACGTTCAGACCGAGAGCAACGTCGTTCACGATCGATTCGCGATCGCCGGCGAGACCGCCGGGCGCCAGCAGCCCGGCGAGCTGTCGATGACGGTCCGCTTTCGCCAGTTTGCCAACACGACCCCCGGCGAAGATACGCTTATCGACGTGATCGAGCGCACTAACAACTGGTCGGCGGCGGTGTCGACCGGCGGCAGCGGCTATGAGTCGTTCCTCCATAAGGTGGTCGTCACGGTCGAGGGGACCGACTTCGGCGATCAGGCGGATCACGTCTGGACGTTCGAGCGGGTCAAGCTCGATTACAGCTACGCCGAGGGCGACCCGAGCAACTCCCTCACGATCTCGGGCATCATCTACAGCGTCGGCACCCGGACGGGTCAGGGCACGTGATCGGCGAGCTCGAGCGCCTGGAGATCGCCGAGACGCTGCCGATCAATCGGCGGCGGGCGCTCTCGTGCGCGCTCGGGTTATCGCAGGGGATCCCGGGCTATCGTGGCGATCCGCTCGACTACGGCGGCGCGATCTGGCGGATCCTACGCGAGCGCGGGCTCGGCGATACCGAGATCCAAGCCGCCGGGCTCGCCGCACTGTCGCCGGCTACGGATCCCGCACCGGCGCCGGCGCCGACTGCGGATCCTGAAACGCTACCGCCGGGCGTGCGCTCAGGATCCGAGGCGCAGTTCGAGACCTACCCGGGCGCGCCGGCGGATCTCGATCGCCGGATCGCCGCCGCCGCCCTCGACATAGCGCGCGACCTGGGGCGCCCGGTCGACGTGCCTCGCGACCTCCTCGCCGACTATCGCCCGGATCCCTTGACGTCGGCGGCGGGCGCCGAGGCGCGCCTCCAGATCGAGATCTATCGGCGGATCGGCGAGACCGTGCGCGCCGGCGAGGAGTAGCCGTGGCCGATGAACAGATCGTCAGGTTTCGATTCACCGGCGACACGAGCGAGCTCGACAGCGCTATGGTCCGCACCGAGGCGGGCCTCCAGAAGACCAGCGCCGCCGCCGGGCGGGCTTCTCGCGCCTTTCAGTCTGTAGCCATTCAGATACCCGACGTCGCCTCACAAATGGCGGCGGGCACTAACGCGACGACCGTCTTTATTCAGCAGGGGCTACAGGTCGCGCAGGTCAATATGGATCTGGTTACCGCCGGGCTGCGCACGCTCGCCGGCACGCTCACGGGCCCGGTCGGTCTCGCCCTCGCCGGCGGCGTTGCCGCGTTCTCTGAACTGGAGTCGATCCTATACGACTCCAGGCAAGAGGCCGAGCGGTTCAACGCCGCTCTAACGGGTCAGTATCAAGCGCTCTCGCCCGACCGGACCCGGGCGGCGGCGGCGGCGTATGGAAAGCTAAACAGCGCCGTCGAGGATGCGCGGATCCTGCTACTACAGGAGACCGGCGAACTAACCGCACTCGAAGTGCAACAAGCCAAGGCGATCCAGGCCGCTCGCGAGTTCGGCGACGTCAAGCTCCTCGAGACCGCCGCCCGAGAGGCGGCGCTACGGGTCCAACAAGACGAGCTCGAGGCGCAGATTCAATCGGGGCGCCTCAATCAAGAGGAGACGCTCGCCGCCCTCGCACGGGTTGACCAGATCCGTAGCGAGGAGATCCCCGCCGCCGAGGCCGCGACCGCCGCGATCCGAGAGGAGGTCGCGGCTAAGATTGACTCGATTAACTCCGATTACAACCGGGTCGCCTCCATACGCGCCGTCGAGGCAGCTGCCGCCGAGGCAGAGAAGGCCGCTCGCGAGCGCGCCGCCGCCGAGCGCGAGCGAGCCGCCGAGCAAGCGAGAGCCGATCGAGAGGCGGCGGCGGCACAACGAGAGGCCGATCGGCTCGCCGCTGAGGCCCGCCGGCGGCAAGAGGCGCACGACAACGAGGTAAAGCGAAAGCGGCAGGGGCAACAAGCCGAGATCGCCCGCACGACCGCCGAGTATCAGCGCAAACTAAACGAGGCGACGGCGGCGGCTATCGAAGAGGAAAACGCGATTATTGAGGCGGCGCTCGCCCGCCGAACGGCAAGCTATGAGGCGCACTTTGGGCGGGTCGCCTCGATATCGCAGTCTTTCGGGTCTCAATTGGTGCTTCAACAGGGCAATATCGGCGCGGCTCTGGTCGAGACGGGCCGGCAAGCGCTGGCGACCGAGACGGCAAATCTCGCGCAAGAATTCGCGCTCCGAGCCGCCGCCTATGCGCTTGTGGGCAATCTGCCGCAAGCTGCCGCATACGCCGCCGGCTCGGCGGCGCTCGGCGTGTCCTCGGGCGTGCTCCAGGCGGGCGGGTTGCGCGCCCTCAACGGATCCGGCACCGGGCGCGGGTTGCGCTCGGGTAGGAGATAGCAAGTGGCCAGCGAATACAGCCGAGATCAATTCGGCGCGCTCGGGATCCCGCTGCGCGAGGTCTCGCATGATCGGATCTGGGAAGCCGAGAGCACCTACTCGGAGGCGGGCCCGATCCCCGGGCTGGTGACGCCCTCGGCGACGGGTCAAGGGCTCGCCCTCCGAGCGCACGGCGCGGCGTCAAGCGGTCAAGCGCTCGACCTGCGGATCGCTCGCGGCGGGCTACCGGGCCCGCGTGGCGTGGCGGCGATCTGGCGCAATCAAGCGAGCCCCGTTGAGGACTGGAGAGGTCAGGATATCCCGACCGTCCTAACAGACCTGCGCACGCTGACCGACGGCGCCAATACCCGAGCGCGGGATCTGATCAGCCTACCGGACGGGCAGGCGATCGCGGTCTATGAGGAGCAATCCGGCGGCGCCTGGAGTACCAAGGTCCGAAACATGACCGCCGGCGGCGCCTGGAGCTCGGCGGTCACGCTCGCCGGCACCTCCTCGACTGAGCGATACCCGGCGCTTGTGCGGCTACCCGACGGGCGGATCCTGCTCTATCAATGGAAGCCAGACTCGGGAACGATCACCGATCCGGTGCTCCAGATCGAATGCTGGGACTCTACCGACAACGGCGCCGCCTGGAGACTATCCGCGCCGGGCGTGCTCCTCGAGCCGATCCCGACCTCAACGACCGCCGCCTCGAAGTATGTCGGTCTCAGGATCCGCGCCGCTTACAACGCTGGCGAGATCCTGATCATCGCTGGACTTCAAGAGGGATCGAGCTCGACCGCGACCTATAGACACGCTCTGGCGCAGTTCGCATCCTTTGACTATGGCCACACGTTTTCAAGGATCCTGCTTCAAGACGGGTCAAGCCTGCAACACGGCAAAGACCCTTGTGCGGTCGCCGCGCCCGGCGGCGGGTTCGTGGTGACTGCGATCGGTCAGATTACAGGGGTCGTCTTGACCTATGTAGTGCGGCTCGGATCCGCCGGCGCCGCCTTGCCGAGCCTAACCTCTGACCTGATACCAGACGGGTCGGCCTCTACCCTGATCGGATCGGCGAGCCTCGCCTCGAAGCTGTTCAGCGACTCCGACAACGGGCTCGCGATCACAGAGGACGGGACACTCTACATGTTTACGCGCTCGACCTGGAGCTCGCTCGCTGTAACCGCGAACCAATGCAACGTAGGCCGCTCTCGCGACCTCGGGCGCAATTGGCAAGCCCTCGGCAAGTCGCCCAACTTCAGTAACTCGAGTGCGGCGATCGACGGGAGTACGTGGTGGTTTGGTGATGACGCGAGCACGAGCCCGATCCGGTTTACCATGTGCGCGAATCAAGGCCGAATCCTCGGGATCTGCAATCATCAGGCGAGCGCCGGCACGAGAGGTAACGATCTGTCGATCCTGCATCTGGGCGGACATTCGCAGATCACCGCCGCCGCATACAGCGCCGATCCAGCCGAATTGAGGCGCGTCCACTTTCCGTATACGTGGCTCCCGTTCGATCTTCCCGACGCGACCGGCGGCGCCATAGCGGCGGGATCCCCGCTACCGTGGACGCTCACGAGCGCCGGCTCGCCGAGCGTCCAGCTGCGGCACTCGGCGACATACAACGCGCTTCAGCTCCAGATCACGACCGCGATCGGCGAGTCGAACTATTACGGGGTGACGCCGCCGGGCTCGCCGGTCGAGGGGCTCACAGTGTTCGCCGAGCTGTTCTACAACTCGGGCCCGTCGACGCCGACCCTGGAGAATGGGATCGCGATCGTGCTCGCCGACGGTAGCGACGATCTTGATCTCGAAGTGCGCCTCGGATCCGACGGGCTCCTCGTTTACGATAACAACGCCGCCGCGCAAGTCGGATCCGAGGCGACCGGGATCGCGACCGCCGCCGGGATTCAGATCCTGATCAGCGTCGCAGTAAGCGCCGCCGGCGGTCTCGGGCGGGTCTCGCTCTGGTATCGCGCCTATCAGGTGAACACGGGCAGTGATCGAACCTGGACTCGGCACCTCAACGGCGCGGCGCTTACCAACAATACAGGATCCCCGAGCCCGACAAGCTCGCTCGAGTGGGGCGCCGTCGCGACCGCGATCGCGGCTCGCACTTGCCGCTGGTCGGCGCTGCACTTTGCGGGCGATGAGTACAACGGCGCCGGCCTCCACTCGGCGACGCTACCCGACGACCTCCACCCGATCCCGCTGGGCCCGGATCCGGTGTGGATCGACTCGGGCGTCTCGATCTCGGCGGTCGCCGGGCCAGCGTTCGAGGGTCAGGCATACACGGTCGAGGCAGAGCACCGATACGGGCTCGATCGCCTCGACTGGCGACGCTATCCGAGCCCTCGCCAGCCCTGGAGATCGACCGGCACGGTCGCCGCCCGGATCGCTTGGAGGCTCGATCAGGGCCTCGGCGAGACCGCCTTTCTATTCGAGCGAGGCGGGATCGCGCTGTATCTGGAGGGGATCAACTTCCAGACCGGGCTACTCCAGGCGCACAACGGATCGACCTGGAGCACGATCGCTACCCTCAACGCCGCCGCCGGCGCTACCGGGCTCCCTTGGACCCGCGCCGGCGCTCGCGTCCATCCGGGCGCCTCGGCGGCGGGCGCTCGCTACTATCAGCGGAACGAGCTCGCCGGCGGCACGTTCAATCTGGACGGCGACCGCCGGCGGATTGTCGCCAATACCGCCGGGCTCTGGGTCGGATCCTCGACCTCGACCGTCAAGCGCTGCATCATCGAGCTCGAGGGCGTCACCGGCGCCGAGGCGGCGAGCGGCTCCTCGGGTCAGATCTGGGCACCGAGGCTCCTCGCCTATGTCTACTCGACCGCCGGCGCCGGCGCCGCGTATCAGGGGATCCGGGTACAGATCGACGGCGGCGCCTCTAACGTGCGCGACGCCTATCAGGAGATCGGCGCGGCGATCGTCGCCGGGATCGTGCCGCTTCCATGGTCGCCCGGCGGCGAGGGTAGCCCGCTCGGGTTTACCCTGGAGCGTCAGATCGAGGTCACAACGCTGCGCGACGGGTCGAGGTCGGTTCGCCGTCTCGGGCCAGATCGGCGCGTGTTTGAGATCGCGTGGCCCTCGGCGCCGACGGCGGGAGTCTGGCGCGCCAGCCCGGATCCCGAGTACGTCGCGACGACCTCGACCGCCGGCGCCGAGCCAGCGGCGAGCCGACACGAGCTCCCGTATCTGATCGAGGGGATACTCCGAGAGGGCGAGGGCGGGCCGCTGCTCTGGATCCCGCGCTTGGATCGGGGCCCGCCTGACTCGGGCGTCTTGACCTCTCGCGAGCGGGTCGCGCTGGTTAGGGTCGCCGGCGACCTGGAGCGCCGGGTCGTCTATGGATCCCCGATCTCCTCCGAGGTGGTCGAGGTCGAGGGCGTGCGACTCGAGGAGGTGCTTTAGTGTTCACTCGGGCGCAATTGGACGCCGAGGCGCCGATCTGGATCCTGCACCTATCCTATGCCGGGCGCTCGCTAATCTACGGATCCGAAGCGCTCGCCCTCGCCGACGCCGCCGGGCTCCCCTTGCCTGCGATCCCCTACCTGAGCGCAAGCGCCCACGAGGAGACGCTCGGGCTATTTGAGGCAGAGCCTCGGATCCCCGAGATCACTGTTGACGTTGTACCGCCTCACGATCTCGATCTCGCCCTACTGCACCGGCGAGGGATCGAGCTGGTTGGATCCCGCGCCGAGTGGTCCTGCGTCTACCCGGGTCAGACCTGGGATGAGCGCATCCGACTCCTCGCCGGCGAGGTCTACTCGGCGACGTTCGGCGCCGCCGGCGAATCGGCGACGATCTCGATACGGGGCGCCGACGTGATCGATCGAGGCCGGCTCCTCGACCCGACCGCCCGGGTCAACGCCGACACCTACCCGAGCGCCGGCGCGAGCGCCGAGGGCGCGGTTTATCCGCTCGTGTTTGGACAGCCGGGCCCCTACTCACACCCGGACGGCACAACGGGAAACACGAGCGGATCCCCGGCGCTGTTAGTCGAGAGCGCTCGGATCCTGATAGCCGGGCACGCTACGCAATCCGGGCGCGACGGGTCGACCGTGCGGATCTTCGCGAGCGACGACACCTCAGAGGCGTTTACCGCCGAGCATACGACCGACGGTCTCGGGCGGCTCGTGTCCACCGTCGACGTATCCGGCGCCGCGACGCTGACAGTCTCGGGCGATCTGGAGTATTGGGCGCGGTGGGATAACGGCGGCGGTCTGATCGCGCCCGACGGCGGCTCGGCGGGCCGCGCGGGCCAGCTGATCCGCGCCCTAATGCGCGCGTCCAGCCTGCGAGGCAACGCCGCCGCGATCACGTCGGCGGCGATCGGCTTGGATCGCTATCAGCTCGCCGGCTACGTCAACGATCCCGAGGCGAGCCCGCTCGGGTGGATCCTCGACAACCTGATCCCGCTGCTACCCGTATCGAGCGCGCCGACCGCCGACGGGCTCGCTTGGATCTCGTGGCCGCTGGACGGCGGCGCCGAGCGGGCCGTCGCCGATCTCCAGGTCGGGCCCGATCTGCAACGGGTTGGACGCGTCCAAATCGAGGGCCGAGACCAGATCCTAAACGCGCCGACCCTCGAGTATGCGCTCCGAGCCCGCACCGGCGCCTATCAGGCCTCGGCGACGATCTCGCCGATCGTGCGGGCGCCCGAGACGGCGCTGACCGCCGATGAGGTCGAGATCCTCGGCGTCACAGTGCCGATCTCGAGCGTCGCCGGTTACTCGATACCCTCCTCGCCGATCTCCGAGGTTAGGTCGGGATACGCCGAGATCAGCGCCGGGCGATATGGGATCCGCGCCGAGTCGACGTCGACGGATATCGTATACGAGAGCGATACAGCCGTTAGGATCCTGCGAGATCGGGTCAGGATCCGAGCGTTTACGCGCACCCGGATCCGATATGAGGCGCATCCTCGATACGCTCATCTCCGAGCCGGCGACGTGGTAACGATCACTGACGCCGAGATGCACCTCGCCGATCAGATCGCTACCGTCGCCGCGCGCCGATGGGCAGAGGGTAGCGTCACCCTCGATCTATTGCTCGTGTCGGATCCTATCCGAGACGCTCAACCCTGATCACAAGGCTCGGCGCTCCACTCGTGCCGCCCGTGATAGTCGCTCTCGAACGCGACACGCCAGCCCGCCGGGCCGGGCCAGATCGACCATAGGATCGGCTCCTGGGTACCCTCGAGCGCGAGCCAGGGATCGCCGAGGTGCAACACCTCGATCACGGCGGCGCCGGCGGGCTCGCCGTCGACTGTATACTCGGCGAGCTCAGCGCCGAGGTAAACACAGGCGCCCTCGCCGAGACGGAAGTCGGGCATCTTGATCGGGTAGGCGATCGGCATAGGATCCGAGTAGCAGGCGATCGAGAGCAAGAGGGCGAACATGCGCGGATCCTAACAGCGCGCAGGGTTGACGCGTCCAGACTTCTCGCAATTCGGGCGCGATCGCGATAGGATGGGCGCGACTGGAGGCTCCCCGTATGGCTACCGACCTCTCCGCCCTCGCCGGGCCCGCCGCTACCAAGCGAATCACGATGGACGCCAGCGCCGGCAACGCCGAAGAAGTAACGCTTCCCGCGTGGGCGTCGGCGGTGCTGATCAAGGTGCGCGACGCCGGCGGCACCGACACGACCGGATCCTATAGCTACGCGGGCACCGACGGCGCCGCGATCGGCAACGACGTAATGCCGATCGACACAACCGGCGCCGTGATCTATGTCCGAGCGAACCCGGGCGAGGCCAACCTCCGAACCGTCTATCTCGCCTCGGACTCGGCGGGCGGATACGCGCACGTCGCGATCCTCGAGGCGCAGTAGATGCTGATCCCATCCCCGAGCCTGTATGCGGGCGGCGCCGGCGGCGGGCCCACTTGGACCGATCTCGACCTCACCGCCGCCGCCGCCGGTCAGGATACGCAGTCGCAGATCTCGGGCGTTACCGCTGACTCCCTGACGATCGCTAACGGGGCCGCAACGTATACAGTGCTCGCCGATGTAGCGGCGCGGTATTGGACCGCGCCGACGATCCCGGGCGCCGGCTTCCTGTTCCTGGAGCTCGAGCTCTCGGCGGCACTTCCGAGCGCCGCCGCGATCGGGATCGGTCTCGCCGCCGACGCTACAGACCTCACGACCACACCAAGCAACTGGATCGGGCGCAAACAACGATTCGGATACACGACGGTTCAACAGTGGGCAAAATGGGGCACGGGGATCACGACGACCAACGGCGGCGATCGATCGAGTCACCGCACGATGGGTATCATGGGGGTCTGCAACTCCGACGGGTCTGTCGGCGCGCTGTATGAGTACAGCCGAGACGGCACCGGCGCGGCGCAGGGCTATCTTATGACGCCGACGCAGGCGATCGCCGCCGTCGGCACGTTCTCGCACGTCGTGATCACCGCCGCGCGCACCGGCGACGCAGGATCGGCGCAGTCCGTCTCGATCGCCGGGATCCGCTATCAGTTCGTGCCGGTCAGTTAATGGCGACCCATTGGCCCCCGCGTCGCGTGATCGTTCACCATACCGCCTCGGCGCGCACATGGACCCGCGCCGACGTGCGGCGGGTCCATGTCGACGGGCGCGGGTGGTCCGACGTCGGGTATCACTGGCTCCTGAGATACCCGAGCGACGGATCGCCGATCGAGCTGATCCAAGGCCGCCCCGAGGATCAGATCGGCGCGCATGCGCGAGGCCACAACGCGGGCTCGATCGGCGTCGCACTGATCTGGCACGCTGGCCCGGGCGCCGGCGCCGCCGAGGTGCCGCCCGAGCTCCTCGAGTCGCTCGCTTGGCACGTCGCCGGGATCTGTCGCCGCTACGGGCTCCAGGCCTCCGACGTCGCCGGGCACCGAGAGGCGCCGTGCGCGACCGACTGCCCCGGCGACCTCCTCGACCTGGACGCGCTTCGGGGCCGCGTGTCTCAGCTGCTCCCACTCGACCTCTCCTCGCCGACTCTTTACGGGTGACTCATGATTGACCCGACCGAATCCTCGATCGCCGCCGACGCCGCCGATCTCGATCTCCTGCACTCGCTACCCGCCGACCGCGCCGATCTCGAGTCGAGGCTAAACGCGCTGACGGCGACCGACCGCGCCCGACTCCAGGCGATCACCGGCGCCGCTCGACCGCGCGCCCGTCACCTCCTCGAGCCGATCCTAAGATGGAAGGCGACCGCGCCGGCGCTCGCCGCCGAGGCCGGCTCGGATCCCATCGCCGAGCCCGCGCAGGATCCCGAGCCCGCGCAGGATCCCGAGCCCGCCGCCGAGGTCGAGCCCGCCGCCGAGGTCGAGCTCCCGCCGGCGGCGCCCTCTACCAAGACTGCCGAGCGCCGGGATCCTGCGACGCTCGCTGCCGCCGCCGCCGCCGCCCTCTCTACACCCGAGGATCGATCGATGCCTACCACTCTCGCCGCCGCCGCCGCCGCCTCGCCGTTGATCCAGCGTCTCGCCCGGGGGCGCATCCTCGCCGCCGCTCTGGTCGCCCTCCGAGACCAGATCGGGCCGATGCTCGACACCGCCCGCGCCGCCCTCGCCGACGGCGATCTCGAGGTCGAGGAGATCGACGCCCTCGCCGCGCAAGTCGGGCCCGTCGCCGCTTCGATCGTCGCCGCCGCCGTGCCTCCGATCGCCGCCGTCTCCGAGGAGATCCGCGACGCATTCGGGGCGCATTTGGTTGGACTTCTCGCCGTGGTCGCCGACGGTCTCGCCGAGCGCCGGTCGCTCGGCGCCTGGATCGGCGCGCTCTCGGGCCCGCTGCGCCGCCCTCGCCTCGCTGAATTGATCGGCGAACTCCTCGGCGGTCGACAGCTCGCCGGCGCCGCCCTCGCCGAGTGGGCGTTCGATCAGGGCGACGCGCTCGCCGAGATCCTCCCCGATCGCGATCTCCTCTCCGACGCGCACCGGGCCAGCGCTCTCGGGCACCTCGCCGCGATCGTCGCCCTCGCCGTCTCCGAGGGCCTCGGCGCCCGTTGACCTGGAGCCCGCCCTCGGCTACCATCGCCCCGGGTCGCCGGCGAGCGACCTCCCGAGTGGTATCGGTAAAGCAAAGCGCCCGAGGATCTCTCCTCGGGCGCTACTTGTTTGGACCGCCGGCGCTCGCTACTCCTCGGCCAGCTCGGCGAGGAGATCCAGGTCGAGGATGGCGCGGCTCATGGCGCAGCCTCCAGCGCGGCCACGAGGGCCTCGGCCTCGGTGTCGTAGGTGGGCAGGACCAGCGCCGCGAACGTCGCCTTTCCGCTCTCATTGAGCCACGCGCCCACGCCCCACTTTTTCGCCTGAGATTGGTAGGTGCAGACCATCGGCCAGTCACCCGGAGCGCGGTTTGGCTCGCACGCCTCTCGCACCAGCGCGAGCAGGCAGCCGACGGTCGCGGGGTCGGTGAGGTCGGGCACGTCCGAACGCGACACAACGCCCTCGCGGATTGCCCCGTCGTTGTCCTCGTAAACGACAGAACGACGTGCGTCGAGGACACGCGCCGGGTGCTCCTCGTTGCAGGAATCTAGCGCCAGCATGCCTGGCATCCACCGCCAGTGCTTACAGGCGACGGCGCGGCGGGATAGCTCGAAGGTCGTCATTCTTCGTTCTCCATCGAGCGGACGCCGCGCGCCTCGGCGGCGGCGAGAGCCCGCCCTCGGATCCAAGCCGAGACGGGTTGACCGTCGGCGGCGGCGGCGGCGGCGAGGATCGCCCACTCCCGATCACTGATCTTGATCTTGCGCGCGTGCCTCAGATCCTCGGCGGCGAGCGGCGGGCGCCCGCCGCGATTCTTAGGGGTAGACATTAAGCAGCCCTCCGAGCGGCGGCGCCGAGACGCCAGTCGATCCAGCACTCCACAACGGTATCCACAGTGCCAACCGTCAACTCCTGCGGGACGCGCCCGCAGATCGCGAAGCAGAAGCCCCAGAAGGCGCCGTGAAGGTCGCGCGCCGCATAGCCGAGGCCGTGCTCGCGATTGACCCGGGCGATCTGGCGATGCAGCCGCTTTGCGTGCTCGCCGCCCCAACCGATCGCCGGCGAGGTCGAGTCGCCGCTCGGGTAGGCGCCCGCCTCGAACGCCGAGACCGCCCAGATCCAGCGGTGCGGGCCCTCGAGCTCGGCGGGCGCGTCGGCGAGGAGCCGCTCGGCGCGCTCGCGCACGTCGGCGAGCTTGATCGAGTAGCGCTCGGCGGCGATCAGGGCGGGCGCGTGGTAGGCGGCGCGGAGGATTTTGATATCGCTGCTCATGTTCTCTCTCCCTTGTTACCCTCTACTCTTAACGGGGCCCCCTAAACCTGTCGAGGATATTTATCGGGGCCCCGTTATTTTTTATCGGCTCGCCCGGGCGATCCGCTCGCAGTGCGAGCACCGCCCAGAATCCGCGTCGATCTCGTGAGCCCAGCGCGCATCGATCTCTCGCTTGGGGCCCCGCCCACACGCCACGCGCTCGAAGCCGCTCGAGCTCGTCAGGATGAGGTGAGCGCGCGACCAATGATCACTCTCCAGGCCCGCGATCCTATAGGTATACGCAGCCCACTCCTCGCCGGTCTCGTCTCGATCGGCGCCGTCCAGCTCCTCGCCGGTCCCGGCGCCGAGCGCTTCGATATGCTCGCTAACCAGCCGAGACAGCTCCGCGCGCTCCTCGCGCTTCAGGAGCGACCACCAAGCGTCAAGCCCGGCGACGTGATCCGATCCGTTGGCAACGCCGAGCGCGTGCCTGTACGCATCGTGACGGAGGCGGGCGTAAGTTCCTGCGTCGATAGAGTGTGCGGCGTTGATCATGTTCTCTCCCTTGTCGGTGCGGCTCGATTGCCTTTCGACACCTCAATATTATAGGGGCCCCCTAAACCTGTCGAGGGAAAAAATGCACTCATTGAAAAAAAACCCGCGCCCGGCTATCCTGCGAGCATGCAATCTCTCGGATCCCAAATACGCGCCGAGCGCAATCGGCGAGGCATGACGATCGCCGAGATCGCCGAGGTCTCCGGATGCTCGCCGACGATGATCTCCATGCTCGAGCGCTCACAGCGCTCGATCGTCTCATCGCGCGCCGGCGCGCTGCTCTCGGCGCTCGGATTGCGGCTCGTGATCGTGCGCGCCGCCGCCGGCGGCGATCTTCCGTCGCGCAAATTGGGCCGCGACGGATGGACGCGCCTCGATCCGCCCGCGTGGGTTCGCACGAGCGGCGGCTATGTGATCGCGTGGGTCCACCTGGAGGCGGGCGCCGGCGCTCGCGGGCCTCGGCGCTGGCGCTGGTCTACCCTCTGCACAGAGGGCGAGGATCCGCGATACGCTCCAAGCGCCGCCGCCGCTATGGAGGCGGCAGACCTCCACCTCGCAGGCTCTGAATGACTCCGATCACGCTCGACCTCAGCGCCCTCGGCGACCTCGGCGACCTCAGCCCGGCGCGCCGCCGGCGCCTCGCCGTCTCCCTCCTCGCCGCTCTCTCGATCTCGCCCGAGGATCTGACCGGCGCCGACGAAGAGCACGCCCGCGCCCTCGCCCGGATCCGAGAGCTCGCCGCCGAGCTGGACGCCGCGACCGACCGCGCCGAGCGCGCCGAGGCGGCGCTCGAGTCGACCTCGGGCCCGCTCTCGGTCCTGAGCGCCGGCGGTCTCGCCGCCGTCGCCGTCGCCGATCTGAGCCTCGACACCGGCGACGCCCTCGAGTGTGAGCCCGGAGAGCCCGAGCACCTCGCCGGCGGCGAGATCTCGCCGACGGTCGCCGAGTATCTCGAGGAGCTCGATCCGCAGTTACGCGAGGCATTCGCCGATCTACACGATCTCGCGTGCGCCGCCGGTCTCGAGGTCGAGGCCGAGATCACCGGGCTCGACTGTCCAGAGCACGAACTCGGCGCCGTCGGAGTTACGCTTCGGATCCTGGGGCTGCTCCTGTTCCTGTGGAGGTCCGGCGCCCTCGCCGGCCTCCTGAGCGCCGCCGAGGCCTCCGACGATCCCGA